CCTTTTGAAGTGATTAATTCAGTTATTTATTATGCACCAGTAGCAGCAAATGGAGCAGATACAACTCCACTGTTCACAAGATTTGTGGCATAAGGTGATGCACTTCCTGCAATAGTAAAGAAGTCTGCATCAACACCAATAAGTGTCTTACCAGCTTTTGGAGTCAATGTTACAGTAGCAGTATATGCAGTAGAAGCACCGAAGTTACCAACCAATGCAGCACCACCAGCAGTTACAGTCCATGCAACAGTTCCAGTATATTCAGCAGTTTCAGTAACAACAGATACAGGAACAGCACTCTTAACAGGAGCAGTAACACCAGCAATAGCAGCAACAATGATTTGATCCAAGTTAGTATTGGCAGAACCACATACAAACTCCAACAACTCTACAATACCTACATCAACAGTTGAACCTGTTCCCATAGCTTTTGCATTGTCACCATCAGCAGCATACTTGTCAGCAAGCAATACTGTCAATTGTGATACTGGAGTGTAGATGTTCAATGATTGTTCTACTTCTTGGCCTTTACCACCAATAACATCAATGCCTACAAACTGTGTAGTCTGTGTTAAAGTGATACAAGCATAATCAACACCATCAACTGGCAATACCTTATAAGCACCTACATCCTCTGGTTTAATAGAGAAGATACGTTTTACATCAGTATTAGTAAGTCTGTCTTTCATGTATCCAACAGTAGGAAGTACTGGTTGAGAAAACTCACTATTGAAAGTTTGAACAGTAAAGATTTTACCACGTTCCAATGATTCAAGAACTAACTCATGATTTACAAGAGTAGCAACAACAACAGCACCTGTCATTACGGCTTCTGATGTCACTTGAACATCTGCAGCAATAGCAGCAATAAGTCCATTAAGAATCTTATCTTTATCTGTATTGTGCAAAGTACCAGGAGTTGTAGTTACAAAACCTTTCATTAAATAGTTATACAACTTAGGTTGTGCAAATTGTTCTTCAGGAACACTTGTGTACAATGGTTGACGAGTTACTTCAATCTCGAATAAAAATTCAGCTTCATCACTCCATGTCCAATCAAGTGTCAAAACACGTTTCATTTTCTGTCCCAAAGCAGCAACTTTAATAACCGCTTTAGTATTTGCTCCTACGAAATCAAATCCAGCTTTTTTCAACACCAAGTGTTTCGCACCTGTTGTTACATCTCCTTCAAGGTAGTGACCGAAATCAGCTTCGGAAAGAGTGTTCATTAATAGATCCACAGTGGGCCTCGTTAAATTACTCATAATAATATTTTTTATTGTTTATGTTTTAATTCATTATTGAATGTTTGGTAACGAGCATCCTGTACATTCTCTAAATACATCCTTGCAGTAGTATTAACGATGTCTGTACATATATCCTTGTTAAAAACACTCACCTTAGTATTATCATCTACAGTCACATCTCCAACAGCTATTGTAGGTGGTGTAGTATAATACTCTATAATACACTTAGGGAAAGTACTTTCATAAGTCATCACCGGTAAATATAATTTAATGTTCGGTAATGTTGAAATAAATTCCATATGATAATAACAATTATTTACAGTAGGCTTGCCAAAAACAGAATTTACAATGATTGAAACCTCATTAGATTTAACCAAATTAGTTTTTGTTTCCACATTAGCACTCAATACACTAACTACTCTTGATATAGTCCTACAATCAGTAGGAAAGGTATCAACTTTATAATTAGTATATCGAGAACTTGTAGAGGCTATAGAAGTTAATGAAGTGAGTTCATAAGTTTTTCGCAATGGTAATAAACCATTCTGAAATTTCTGATTCAAATCCATTACATCTAACATCTGAGAAATTACTTCCTCTGTTGCTAGATTAATGAACTGAGTAAATTCAGCAGGTCCAACTGTACCAACTCTTGACTTTCTAACTAATGCTAGAAACTCTTTATACATATCAATATACTTTATAGCAGCCATAATAATTATTATTTGGATTTATCTAACATATCTTTCAATGGTAGATAAACGGTTTCATTCTTATTATCATACAAGAAAGCTGCAGCTTCTGTTTCGTTAGCACCTAATACAATTTTTTCAAACATAAGGTACTGACTTGCTTCTGCTCTTTTGATAAAACCTTTAGAAAGAAGTTTCTTAACAAAAACGATTTTTTGATTTTCATCAAGATCATTAAAGTAATCAACAACTGCCTGTGGTCTTGTTTCAGCATACTCATATACTTTCGATTCTGCAATGACTGTAGATAGTGAACTTGCATTCTCTCCGAAGAAATAAAGCATATTAACCATTTCGATTAAATTCAAATCAACAATCTTAGCACTAGCCTTAGCTTTAAGTTTAGAAGTACTAATCTTATTCTTAGCCTCAACCTCAAAGTTCTGCATATAAAAATCATGCGTACCTTTTACAAATTGTCCCTTAGTAGGAGCAACATTTGGTTGAAGTAAATACAAATTATACAAAGCAAAGTCTTTATTTTTAATATAAACATCACCCTTTTTCAATAGAACTAATTCATCATTATTTCTAATAGGATAGTGTGAGTTTGCATCAATGACAAAGCCTAACTTATCTAGTTCATTTGCACTTAATCCCTCTTGACCAGTAAGCATCTTCTTAGATGCAGAATCTGTAATTCCTGTAGCCAAAAAAGGCTTTTCTTTGTGTTTAACACTAACAGCATAAATCTTTACGCGTTCTTCAGTTAGTTCTACACTCTCTTTTTCTTTTGGTATTGGAGCCATTATCTTTTATTTAATTAGTTACGAAAATTTAACCGGACGATACAACTCTGCGATACCATTGATATCAAGAAGAGCCACACCTGTTTCCCATAATACATGTTTTTGACGAGCATCAATAGAGTTAGCCATATCGCCACCTTTGTTGATACCATTGATTTCACCTTCTAACCAAGAACGCTTTCCTAATGCCAATAGCTCAATAGCTGGTTGGTTCATAGAAATATCTCCCAATGAAGTGAAGATAGCGTTATGAGAAGAATTACGAGTACCATCTACTCCATAAGTAGTAGCACGCATCGGAGAATCAAACCAAGGCACAACAGTAGGTATAATGGTTACACCACCCATTGTATATGATTTGTAATCAAGATTAATACCTTTACCATCGTTACCATCAACTGTAACAGTCTTAGGATCGATACCAGCTTGCAAACGCATCAAAGCAGCAAACTCATTGTACCATTGACGACCACAAACAACAGCTACCTCAGTACCCCATCCACTTGAATAGATAGAGATGTTTTCAAGAATGCTATCAATAACTTTCAAAGAAAGATTATTGTAAGGTAAGCGCCATGCACCATCACCTTGATTCAAGATACCATCGCCAGCCATTACATCAAAACCTTCTGATGTCTTAACAAGGACTTTATCATCTGCAGTTACAGTAGAGTGGCCAGAAAGCATTTGACGTTCACGATAACGAGCAACACGCTCCATCATTTCAAGATCAGCTTGGTCAACCCACATCTTAACACCATTGTGTTCAATCCAACGAGCACTTGGTTTGTATTCATCAGCAGAACCAGTGATAGACCATTTCATACGTTGAATTGTCATATGGGTATATGCCATTTCATTGTTCATGCTGTATTTTTCGTAACCAGTAGAAGATGCTTCTTCAAATTGGTTATGAGAAATAGATAGTTCTTGTCCGACAGCAAGTAAACCAGCAGGGATAGAAGCGTTAGGATCATTGGTGTTCAATTTCATGCGATACTTGAACACACCTGCAGATACTTCAACAGGAAGTTGTGTTTCTGCAACAAACAATTGTGTTTGGTTGTCAGCACATTCAACTACGTCGCGAGGAGAAAACCAGTTGATATCAGTAAAGATATCAATCCATGATTGGAACTTACCGATTGCACTAGGAGAAGCTTCACATACTGCAGCTTGTACAATACGAGCTTTGCGTTCTGGATAACCTTCAACTTTCCACATAACCTTACGATTACCGACAATTTTGTATTTGCCAGTTTTAGGATTCAAAGGATCAGCAAGTTTACCAGTAAACATATTACGTCTTGCCAATAGCGAACTAAAAGCAGAAACGTTCTTATCAAACAAAGTAGTAACCTGTGGTAAAATCTCAGGGCTACTAGCGATGAATTTCGACATATGTAATGTCGTAGGAGTTTCGTTTGCAAACTCTCTTGGAGTTCCAGGAATGATTCTCATTTCAATTTATTTTAAAAGGATTGTTTATTACCTCTGAGGTATAGATAGAAGCTTTGCAGCCTCGGCATAATCTACTTCTTTTGAGGATTCAAATTCTCTTACGTTACCACCAGCAAAATTAGGAGTAATTTCTAATTTCTTAAATAACTCTTCCTTTGCTGACTCACGCCCCTTAGTCATCACTTCGATAACTTTATCTTCTCCAAACTTAGCCATGATTAAATACGCTTTATACAATAACATATCGTTTGACAATATGCTATCTAATCCACGTTCACCAGTAGTTTTATCAGGAGTTACAACCCTTTCAAATTCTTTGAGGTATTCTTCATGTTGAGCCTGACTGACAGGAACACCGAAAACACTTTCAACTTTCGAAAGTTCTATTTTTAATTTCGATACAGCCTCTTGCGTTCCTTTTACAATACTTTTATATTGCTCTTCGAACTTAACTTTATTCTGTGTCGCATAATCTTCTGTGAGTTTTTTATTGTACTCATTTATATTTTGTTCGATTGACTTTCCCATGTCTTGTTTTTCAATCTTAGACAATTTGGAAATGTAATCAGTAATATCTTGGTCTGTTAACCCATCCGGGTTCTTTTCTTCATCATATTGGCCATAACGAGCAAATAAGTCAAATGTTATCTTTTCATCAATAGACATCTTACTTGCATCTACATATTGTTCTGATACGGTATTTACTAAATCATTAATCGTAAGATTAGGATTAGTACTTGCCATATCTTGTATCTGCTTTGCCAAAGGATGTAAAGCTGGTGCTTCATCAAAACCATATTTTTTTGCTAGGAAAGGTTTAATTAATTCTAACTCGTTTTCAGCCGTTAAATTCTCTGGCATAGTAAAACCTTCATCCGCCTTAAGAACATCCCATACAGGACTTGCAGTGAAGTCTGCAGGAGGATTACCACCCTTGTTCACTTCTTCTTTTTCTTTTGCTAAACGAGATATTTTTTCTTCTTCGGTTTCTGTTTCATCCTCTTTCGGAGGAATTGGTTCATAAGAGCCTTCTGGACTTGATAATCTTAATGCTATTTCTTCGGGTGACATTTCTCCACCACCACCTTCAACTTCTCCGGCTTCAGCTTGGAGTCTATATTTGAAAAATAAATTATGCATCTGCTATAGTTTTAATTGGTAATGAATACTCCTTTGCAGCTTTGGTAATGTTGCCCTCAACGCCTAAAATAATACTGTCTGGCATCAAATAACCAATAGCTGATTTTACAATAACAAAATTAGTATCTAAAGCTTCCATCATACGAGGCTCAATAAATACTATATCGCCGGGAGCATAAGTTGGATTACCCGATTCCATTACTACCATCATAAATGGACTTACACCCATAAAATCTGCAGGACCAGGTTGCATCTCTTTAATAACTCTTTCTTTGGCTGCTACTTTAAAACCACAAAGTAGAACATAGCCCGAATACTCACTTACCTTTTTAGGTTTAAAACCTGTCTCTCCAGGATTACAAACTTCCAATAAAGAAGGAAACTTTGTTAATTCCTTGTTCTTAGATTGAATCTCTTCAATCACTTTTTCTAATTTTTCTTTAAACATACGTCTAATTTTTAGTTGATTACTAATTACTTTGCAAATATAAATTAATTATTCTGATATTAATCTTTTATGTTGTTTTTATTTCTCATATTCTTATCCATGTCTACACTGGCCTTTCTGATAGACTGAACCTCCCCTGCTTTAATACCCATCTCTTGAAGTATAACATTCATTTTCAACTCGAATTGTTTAAGCATCTCTTGTGTTCTATTGGAACGTCCTTCTTCTGCTAGATAAGCAGATTCTATTTCATTTTCAGAACCAACCTTTTGAGCATCCAAAGAAGATTTGATTTGTAATTCTTTTTCTTTGAATTGAGATTCCCATGCAAACTTCTGTGCATCGAACTGTAGAGTTGCTTTTTTTATTTCAACTTCTGCAGCTTTCATCTCATTACCCATTTGAGCTAACTGCTGATTTATTTGAGCCTCTAATTGAAGTGTCTGTTGTTTTGCTTGTTCTGCTGATTGTGCAACAGCCTGTGCGTTCTGCTGTCGCATTGCTTCGGCCTCTTTACTTATCTCAATAAGCTTATGTTCCATCTCTGTAATATCATCCAACTTGAATACTGATATGATAGAACTAAATGGTAATTCAGAACGCTGCCATGCTTGGAATGCACCCTGACGTAAATCTTCGATTAATGTATCTTCCTTGATGTTATTAGAAGTAAAGAACCTAAAGTCCACTCCCGACAACATTCCTTTTGGTATCTGAATTAAAATCTCTTCCAAGTCTGGATTGATGTCATTGAGAACAGTACCCTTATCCCATACGAAACGCATTTTGACATTGGTATATAGTTCGA